GACTTGCTTTGTGCAACCTGCCAACTGGCGGAACACCATATTGTTCGCCATATCAAGGCTAAACGCATTCATGCACGCGGAGTAGCTATGCACGCTAACGCTGGTGGTGCTGTCGGCATTGACTGCGGCCGGCGTTGATTGATTGGTAAATGTTGTTGCCGGATTTGCTGTAGAAGTTGGCGCCGCATAAATCCCCATGAAAGTGAAATTCAACTTAGGAATTTCACTGGCACTCATTTCAATCGCCACATTGCCGCGCACGCCCAAGATCAGGTGCTTGATGCCATCGTTCCTGAAGTCCAGCGCCACGCTGCTGAAGCTGCTGCTCACTGGCGCATAGGTAACGCTGGTACTGGTGACAACAGTCTCCGAGAACCCACATGCCTTCATCAGTGAGCCCCAGCGCGGTGCAGTGCCTGCAGTGCCGCTGCCTGCCAGCTCCACGCTGAAGTTCACGCCAACGCTGGTCTGCCCCACCACCTGCGCCGAATTGCCCAGGTAGCCCTGCACCAGCTCGCGGTCTTTCAGCTCCAGCTGAAGCGGCGACACCTCGAGGTTGCTGATCAGTACCGCATCAGTACCGGCTGGCGCAGGTGACGGCACCACGCCATAGCTCGATTCAGATTTCGCCAGCAGCAGGCGATTGCGCGTCAGTGCCATCGGTCTGTGGGTTCAGGATTTCAGGGGACGGTGCAGCGGTTTGCTGCTCCAGCAGCCATTCGGTTCCTTTGTCGTTCAGCACATAAGTGCCGCCGGCAGATGGGAACGGAGGGAGCGGTTTAGGGGTGCTCACGTACAGGCGCGAATCGCCACGCTCAGGCTATGGATTGCCTCAGGCTTCCAGGTCACTGATGCTGGTGCGGTATCTCACCTGGTAGGTGCAGACCAGCCAGAGGGTGGAAAAATCAGCGCGATCAAATTGCGGATCCACGCCAGTCGGCACCATGTCGATCACCAGGCCGCCTAAGGAGCGATCACCCATCAGCTCGTTGTGCATGGCCACAACGATCGGATCGGCCTCCTGATGTGGCACCACGCCGCGTGCATAGATGGCTACCAGCACATCCAGCGACCATTCCAGCTTGCAGGTGTTCACCACGCTGGGGGAATCACGGCCAGGCTCGATCACGATGGCTGGCGCTTCGTCTCGGCTGAAGGCCTGCTGCCTGCTGCGGAAGACGCGACCATCGACACCGCTGGTGTTGATCAGCAGCGTTTCAACGCGCGCCAGGATCTGCTCTCGTTTGCTGCTCATCAGTCGTGTGCCTTGATCATGACGTAGCCAGCGGTGACGCCTGAGCCGGCGGTGCTCACCCTGACGCGCATCAGCGCAGCGTTGATGTCCACCACCGTCAGCTGCACCGTGGAGCTGGCCACAGCGGTGAGCGGGGTGCCGATTGCGTACCAGCTGGCGCCGTTGTCGTCGCTGCCCTCCATCTGGAGCGCTGGTGCCGTGGTGGTGATTGCGCCGACGTTAACCACCAGCTGGGCGCGGTTGCCGGCATCCCTGGTGTCGAGGCTGGGCGTCGTCGAGTTGAGCGTGGTCAGCACGATCGAGCGGTCGATCAGCTGGCGCACGGCTTCGGAGCTGTTGCTGTTCTGCAGGCGGTTGATCGCCCTGGTGAAGCTCGGGCTGGTGCCGCCCACGGTCTGCACGTATCGCACCCGGTTGCCGACAATCCTGATCAGCGGTGAGCGGTACATGCCTGTGCCCGTAATCCTCGGGAAGTCGTAGACCTTGAACCAGTTGCCGCCCGAATCGTCAGATTCCTCGATGGCCACATCCAGCGTTGGCGTGGTGCCTGTGACTGCGGTGACCGGGATGCTGACGCTGTAGCTGGTGCCAAATGTCGGCGTGAATGCCGCCGTGGTCGTGGTTGTTGTCAACGCGGCTGAGGCCACATCCGCGATGATGCCCGGCAGCGCCAGGTTGGCAGAGGTGACGGCTGCGACGGTGCCGGTGCCGATGTTGGCGGTGACGGTGCCGCTCACCGGCTGGGTGCCCAACGCACCGCCCAGCACCTGGACCGGCAGCGCATGGCTGCCGACAGGATCGCTACTGGCTACTCGAATCTTCTGCCGTCCCTGATCCTCAATCTGAATGAATCCGGTTGTCAGTGTGGTGGTGCTGGCCGGCGCAGTGCTGCCGTTCTGCACCACGATGAACAGGTACAGCACCGTCTCAGGATCAGGAACGTTCTCGATCCTGCTGGCTCGGTTTGTCCATTGATAGCCGGTGTTACTGGCCACCAGCGCATCGGAGAATCCGGCCGTGAATACGTCGAAGTTGATCTGCCCAACATGGCCAGGCGATGCAGTGGTGTTGATTGTGGCGGTGGTGTTGCCACTGTTCCAGCCGCGGCGCTGTGCGTCGAAGCTGGCATTGGTCGCAGTGGTGCCGCTGTACTCCAACTGGATGTAGTTCCAGCCGTACAGGGTCAGGGTGCCGCTGCCGGATGCCGGCCATGCTGCAACGGTGAAGTTCACTGTGAGCCCTGAGACGCTGGCAATGGCATAGCGGCCTGGGATGCCAGCAGCACCAGTGATTTGCGACAGTCGCACGCTTTGGCCGACATTGGCCGCTGTGAACGGGTTGGTGGTGGGGAAAGTGACCGTGACGCTGGTGGCGCTGTTGATTGTGTAGGACAGCGCCGCACCAATCAAATCAGCCAGCTCAAACCTGAATGTCTGGTTGGCGATCCTCTGAGACAGGATCACCTTCAGGCGTGCCAGCAATGAGCCTGAGAACGTATCAATCGAGCGGATCACCGTTTCGCTGTTGGCGGTGGTGCCGGTCGTGATGACAAGGTTTCCGGCCGACTGGTTCACCGTCATGCCGCTGCCGGTCTGCAGCAGGGTGAACTCCTCAGCCGCTTTGCCGACGATCCCGCTGCCGACTTCAGCAAAGCCCACACGCATGAATGCCGGGTTGCTGTTGGTGACCGGCACAGGCGAGGCCCGCAGTTCGGCGTCCGTCAGCCCGCCGCCACCAGGCGGCAATACGACCGGCAACCGGCCGCTGTCCAGCGCCGGAAGCTTCCCGTTCACTGCTGCCAGCGTCGTCTCTGTTGCAGCGCCAGTCGGGAGCGGTAGGGCGCTGGCGCTCACCGGCTGCGTGGCCTGCCAGAACGTGCCAGACACAGGCACCGCCGTGGCGCGCAGCTCGGTGTCGGTCAGCGGGCCAGAGACTGCAGCAGTGCCTGTGATCGACACGCTGCCGCTGATCGGCTGTGTCGCCTGCCAGAACGTGCCAGACACCGGCACCGCCGTGGCGCGCAGCTGGACATCAGTCAGCGGGCCTGACACCGGCTGCGTCGCCTGCCAGAACGTACCGCTCACCGGTTGCGTGACGCCACTGCCATCCACCGGCAGGCGGCCGCTCACCAGGGCCGGCAGCTTGCCATCGATGCTGCTCAGGCTGCTGTTGCCGGTCGTCTGATTCGCGGCTGTGGCAACACCGCTCACGCTCACCGGAACGGGTGATGCGCGCAGCTCTGCATTCGTCAGGCCGCCACCACCGCCGGCAGCAGGATCATCAACAAATACCTGCAGGCGGTCTGCGGCATTCATTGAGCTTGTGCTGAACTCAAGCGTCAGCGTCGTGTTGCCACCGCCGGCGGTCAGCACCGCACCCTTTGATGGAACGTTGAACTGATAAAGGATCGTGCCGCTGGTCACGTTCGTGATCAGCAGGAACTGCTCCAGCGTGTAACTGCCAGGCACCACCACGGTGCCGGCATTGGCGGCGCCTGGTGTGAAGGTGTAAGTGGACAGGAGAGTCTTGGCCATCAGCTCAGTGCCACCGCTACCGCTGTTCCATTATCGTCCTGCCCATCCACCCAGTTTGTGCCATCATTCACCAGCACATCGCCAGCCTGTGCGCCAGCCACGTCAACATCGGCAAGGTCGCCAAGTCCGAACTGTCGTGGATCCTGACCGGCTGCCGAGCTTTCCGGCGCAACTCGCATCAACATCAATTCGGTGAATTCGCCATCGTCAATCTTCATGGCATCACGCACCTGATAGTTGATACCATCTACGGTCACGGCTGCGCCATAAATCAATCCGCCAAATTCAGAAGTTTTTGCTGTCAGCCTGTAGTCAGTGGTGATGATCATTTCACCAGCAACCACCTGACCAGGCATGTCAAGGATGCCAAGGCCGGTAACGGCGCCACTGGTAACAGTGACGCCGAAATCGGCCAGGAACAGAGATAAGTCCTCTGTTAGCGCCATCAGCCGTACTTCTTCAGGCCGAAGCCGAAGCAGGTAACAGCGCTGGAAGCGGTGCCCGTCTCAGCCGTGCAGCTAAGGCGGATGTAACGCTTCAGGTCGTCGTGGTTGAGCGTCTTCACTTCCTTGTAGGCAGCGTTGCCGATCGCAGTGAAGGTGCCGCCGGTCACAGCAGTGAAGGTGCTGTTGTCGGAAGATTCCTCAATGCGGAACGTCAGATCAGCGCTGGCGCCAGCAGCGGTGCCGGCCAGGATGATCTGAATGTCGCCGTCGTACTCAAGGAGATCGACGCCGGTCTGGTTGCCGGTAGCGGTGATGGTGGTAGTAGCCAGCAGCGTGAAATGCTGCAGCTTCTCAAGTGTCTGTTGGAAGATTGCCATTGGTCCTCTTGCGGGTGGATTTGCGGGAAGGCTGCGGGCAAACTGCCGGGGCCGGCTCCACAATCGGAGCCGGCTGCGCTTTGCCCATGTTGATCAGAGCGGTGGCGTCCGATTGCTCGGTATCAACCACCTGCCCTGCCTTGACAGCCACGCCCCTGATGGACGTGTCCTTAAGGATTTGAATCAACATCAGAGGGTGTTGTTGCCGCGGCAGAAGCCCTCGGGATGACGGACCGCAAAGTCCACATCCTGCAGGGCCACCACGCGCACGGTGCCGCTGGTGCTGTGGGTGTAGGGATCCACGGTGAGATCCAGGCCGCTCCACATCGCCATGATCAGCTGGCTCCACACCGCAAAGAAGATGTCGTTGGTCTCAACCTGATTGCTGACGACGGCGTTGTAGCCGTTGACAGTGCCGCCAGGCTCGAACACATAGGCGCCGGTGTCGGTGCCCTTGTCCTTGGTCTTCAGAGCGCCGCGCATGGTGGCGTTCATCAGATATGCCATGGCGCCGATGTCGGCGTTGTCTGCGGCGATCTTGGATTCCATGCTCACCACCTCGGCATAGGTCGGGGTGTTGGCAGCGAAGTCCTCAGTGTTGATGCCGGTGGTCAGCTTGATGCCAAGCGGCTGGCTGCTGTTGCCCAGGCCGTAGAGGCCCACGCGGTCGATCTCAAGTGCCAGCACAGTGGCGAGATCCTGGCGAATCATCTGCTCCACGTCGATGCTGGCCTGCAGCATCAGGCGGCGGCTGTAGTCGGTGAAAGCGCCTACGGTTTTTGGCGAAAGGTTCACCTGATCGACGGTCTGCTGGCTCTCGGTGGGCGAGCCCGATTCAGCCACCCAGTAGGCGGTCGCCGCAGCGGTCTGGCGCGGGATGGCCACGTTGCCGGTCAGTCCGGTCAGGCTGGTGACGCCAAGGCCGGCCAGTGCCGAGCGGTTGCGCAGCAGTTCAATGAAGCTGCCGGGGCGGAAGTCAGTACCGACCAGATCGCCAGCGCCGGATGCGGTGCCAACAGTCAGATCACGGCGCAGCACCTCGCTCGGCACCATGATGCCCTGAGCAACCTTGCCGGCGCGTGCAGCGGCAGCCTCGGAGCACTCGCGTTCAAAGGCCGCGGCCTCCTGCAGCTTGCGGTCGCCAGGGTTGGCCAGTGCGTTGATCGCGCGCTGGAAGCTGAACTCACGGGTTTCCTTGGCGCTGAGGCCAATGTCGCCAGCAGACTCGGAAACAGGCTGCGCCTTGCTGCCAAGTTGATCGAGCACAGCAGCACGAGCCTCATCAAGGCTGCGGCCGGATTCGATCAGCTGGCGGCCAAGGTCGGCCATGCCGTGCTTTTCGGTGATAGCAGTGATGCCAGAGATGCGGGTGCGCTCAGCCTTGGCAGCCTCTGAAGCCG